GAATGATCTACGCTTCATCTTTTGGTTCATTAATGGACGGTGAGAAAGAGGGTATCAATATAATTGTTGCTCACACTCAAACTAGATATCCTGAATGGCAAGAAAGAGGAGACAGTGCTTCGGCACCAGTTGGAACTCACATGCAGATACCTGCAGATGCTACAGAAGAAAGAAACGGAAGATACAGATTACCAAATGGTAATTATGTTGAAAAGACCGCTTACTTCTATGTAATGGTTGTACAAGGTCAAGAGTCTAGACCTGCTGTGATAACAATGCGTTCATCGAATCTATCACCAGCGAGGGAACTTAACAATCTGATAACTAATTTAAGAATATCAGATGACAAAGGTACATTTCAACCTGCTGCATATTCAGCTGTGTTTAATTTAAAAACAGTTGGTAAAACTGCAGGCAGTAAAAGTTGGCATGTATACAAACCATCAAAGGTTAGAATGTTAGACATTTCTAAATCTGAAGATGCAGACTTATATGTGGCAGCACAAGAACTACAGAAGACTGTAGCTAAAGGTACTGCTAAACCTAAGTATGAGAATAACTCTACTACAGGAGACATCGTATAATTCCTACGGGAATAGTTGCAACGCAGGGCCGGAAAGCGAGAGTGGACCGGCCCTAGTACATTATGAAAGATTTTATAAAATATTTTACAGGGTTAAAACGTAATTATGGTTTCTGTAATATACACAACGGATACAAAGATGAGTCTGGAAAAATAAAGTTTGAACCAAAAGATTATGGTTGGGCTAAAAAAGAAATTACAGATCAAGATTACGAAGAACATTTAAATGGTGCAAAGTCTATTGGTGTGAATCCATGTGATGATGAAGGTAAAGCTATCTTCGGTGCAATAGATATAGATCCAAAGAACTACACAAATTTTAATTTACAAAAATATTTAAAAGTAATTGAAGAAAAGAAATTACCAATAATACCTGTTAAGTCAAAATCAGGTGGATTGCATTTATATTTATTTGCAAAAGAAAAAATAAAAGCATCAGAGATAAGAGAATTTTTAGAAAAACTATTATTTATATTTGGTCTACCATCTAAAACAGAGATATATCCAAAACAAACTTCACTAGATTCTAGTGATGGTAAAAGACCATCAGGTAATTTTATAAACCTACCATACTATAACAAGAAAGATCGTGTGGCAGTCAAACCTGATGGAGAACAAATAGACTTTGATACATTTATCAAAGTTATAAACCTAAACGCACAAACTGCAGAACAATTGAAAGAGTTTGGAACAACATTAATTAGTAATGAATTAAAGAATCAAGCAGCAGAATTTGATGAGGGACCACCATGTCTTGGTCTGATATGTGGCGACATAGAAAGAACGAAAGAAAAGCTACCAGACGAAAGAGACAGATTCTTATACAACTACATGGTATTCGCCAAAAGAAAATATCCAGATCAATGGGAAGCAAAAGTTTTAGAAAAAGCAAGAGACTATATTAAATATGATAACATCTGGGGTGATGACAAAGTTAAATCAAAAATAAAAGCATGGAAAGGTGACACTGCAGGTTACACTTGTAATGAAGATCCAATACAATCTAAGTGTGCTAAAAGCATATGTCTACGTAGAAAATATGGTGTAGGTAAACAACTAAACGCATCATGGCCTGAAATAATTAGTGTAACTAAAATGGATTACAGACCACATCCAAAATTTTTTTTATATGTAAAACAACCAAGTGGTAAAATAAAAAATATAAATGCCAAAAGTGTAAAACAAATTATAGAACAAAGAGAACTTAGAGCATTAATAGCAGAACACACACCAGTTGTACCACCACCTATCAAAGCAAAAGATTTTCAAGATATTGTGTCAGAGTTATGGTCACAATTAAATGTAGAAACACCAGATCCAGAATCACAACCTGTAGGTATATTGTTTAGACATTTAAAAGAATATCTAAACGATGTAAGAACTACGACACTAAATGGATTTAAAAGTGGATCTGTATATGTAGAAGAGAACAAAGGATACTTTTTGTTTTACAAATTTTACGAAGAATTAAAAAGAAACGAATGGAAGATGGATGAAAACGAAACAAAGACAATGGTCGTTGATGTGTTCAAAGCTGATAGTAAACAAAAAAGAATTGGTAAAGGTAATGCTATCAGATGTATGGAAGTGGACATGAAACAGTTTGAAGAAGACGAACCACCTGAAGAGATACTAGAGTTTGACAAAGAAGAGGACATAGTATGATACATAAAATCTATGGTCCACCAGGTACAGGTAAGACTCACAGACTTATTAATAGAGCAAGAGCATACGTTAGAATAGGGACACCATTACATAAGATAGGTTACTTTGCATTTACAAGAAAAGCTGCAAAAGAAGCTAGAGAAAGAATGCCTATAGATGAAAAGAAACTAGAACATTTTCAAACACTACACTCATTTGCATACAATACACTTGGTTTAAATGAAGAAAACATCATGCAACCATTTCATTATGAAGACTTAGGTAAAGAACTGGGCATCAGAGTAAAGTATTCTGATAAATATAACGATGAAGAAACACATTTTCTGACGTGCAATGATCCATACTTTCAAATGATAGGTAGAGCAATCAATAGAGATGTGGGCATCAGAGAAGAGTTTGATCGTAATGAACATGACAGAAAAGAAATTAGATGGATAACACTAAAACATATTCATGATAATTTTTTAAAATATAAAAAGAATTACAAACTGTATGATTTTAATGACATAATAAACAATGTATTAAACAGAGTTCCTGACTTTGATGTTGTGTTTATTGATGAAGCACAAGACTTATCACCACTACAATGGAAACTGTACGATAAATTAAAAGAAAAAAGTAAAGATCTTTATCTTGCAGGAGACGATGACCAAGCTATCTTTGCCTGGGCTGGTGCAGATGTAAATAGATTTGTACAGGAACCTGCGAAAGAAAAAGTATTAAAGAAATCCAGACGTATATCAAGAATCGTACAAGAAGAATCTAATAAACCAATAGAGCGTATATCAGGCATCAGGAAACAAAAAGATTATCTAGCAAGAGATCATGAAGGTGAATGTAAATACATTGCAAACTTAGGTCAAATAGATTTGACAAAAGGTAGATGGTTAATCTTAACGAGAACCAAGAACCAACTATTAGAATTAATGAAAGAAGTTAGAAAGAAAAATTTATATTACCAAAGCAACAAAGGTAAAAGTTACAAAGTTAGATTATACAAAGCAGCAAGATTATACACAGACTGGACCAAGGGTAAAATTTTAGAAGAGAAAGAAGAAAAAGAATGCACAGACTTTATGGGTAATGAATTATTTAACAGAACTAAAAAATGGTACGATGTATTTGTTGGAGCACCAGAAAAAGAAAAAAGATACATAAGAATAATGTTAGAAAATGGTGAAGATTTAGATGCAAATGCAAGAATATTTATGTCTACAATTCACGCTATAAAAGGCGGCGAAGAGGATAACGTAATTTTAGCATTACATCAAGGGGATAAAATACAAAAATCTATAAAAAGAAGTGTTGACAAGCGTGATGAAGAAGAGCGCGTTTGGTACGTAGGAATTACAAGAGCACGTAATAATTTATATAAACTAAAATCAAAAATAAAAAGGAAGGAGTACAGACTATGAGAATACTTACATCAGATATATTTATAACTTTTTGTATTTGGTTCTGCATCATGGAGGTAATAAGATGACAAGCAAAGATATATTTAAAGATGCATTTCCACAAGACAAGCAGGTAGGAGGGAATCACTACCAACACTATCTCATTCAACCATATGAATTTATTTCAAAGAATGAACTTACATTTTTTCAAGGAAATGTTATAAAGTATGTAATACGTTATCCATACAAGGGTGGTATACAAGACTTAGAAAAGATAAAACACTATTGTGATTTAGAAATACAAAAAATGAAAGACATGAAAAATGCCAAATAGAAACTATACAAGAAAAGATATTACAATTAAGAAAAAATATAAATTTCGTTTAGAAATATACCCATCAATAGTGTCATGGGAAATATTTCCTCATGATTATCAATCATCTTTGTACGCATTTAGTAACAAAGATAATTTAAATAAATTTATAGAAACCAACTACGTATTTGAAAAATGATATTACCTGATACAGAATGGCTAATGCCAACAGAATACCCTGATCTTAGATCCTATCCTGAGATTGCAATTGACTTAGAAACAAGAGATCCAGAATTGAAATCAAAAGGTTCAGGATCTGTAATTGGTATGGGTGAGATCGTAGGATTCGCTGTAGCTGTAGAAGGATACAAAGGATACTTTCCTATCGCACATGAGAATGGACCTAACATGGATAGAAAGAAAACTATAGAGTGGTTTAGAGATATTTGTGAATCACCTGCTACAAAAATATTTCACAATGCAATGTATGACGTATGTTGGATACGTAAATTAGGTATAAAAATCAATGGTTTAATACTAGATACCATGATTGCATCATCATTAATTGATGAGAATAGATTTTCATACACACTAAATACTTTGTCATGGCATCATTTATCTAAAGGAAAGAATGAAGCTAAACTAATTCAAGCTGCAAAAGAAAGAGGACTAGATCCAAAAGCAGATATGTGGAGATTACCTGCAATGGAAGTTGGAGCATACGCTGAGAAAGATGCTGAACTAACTTTAGAACTTTGGCAGAAATGTAAAAAGATTATTATTGAAGATCATCTGCAGGAGATCTTTGACCTGGAGACAGATCTGTTTCCTTGCCTGGTTGATATGCGATTTCTTGGCGTGAGAGTGGACGTTGAAAAAGCTCATAGAGTGAAACAAGACCTACAACTACAAGAAGAGATGTTGTTGTTACAAATAAAAAAAGAAAGTAACATAGATATTCAGCTAATGGCAGCAAGAAGTATTGCCACACTTTTCGACAAACTAAAATTACCATATTCCAGAACTGCAAAATCAGACGAACCATCATTTACTAAAAACTTTCTTGTTAATCATCCACATCCTTTAGTACAGAAGATAGCACAAGCTAGAAAAATAAACAAGGTGCGTACAACTTTTATAGATTCTATTTTAAAATACGAACACTGTGAGAGAATACACTCTGAAATAAATCAAATTAGATCTGATGATGGAGGCACAGTTACAGGTAGATTTAGTTATGTAAATCCTAATCTACAGCAGATACCAGCCAGAGATCCGGCAACAGGGCCTTTGATTAGATCATTGTTTATACCTGAAGAAGGTATGAAGTGGGGATGTTTTGATTACTCGCAACAGGAACCAAGACTAGTTGCACACTATGCTTTGAAGTTTAGATTAGCATCAGTCAATCCAATTGCAGATTCATACGAAAATGATCCATCAACAGACTTTCACAAAATAGTTGCAGAGATGGCAGAGATACCAAGATCACAAGCAAAGACAATTAATTTAGGTTTGTTTTATGGTATGGGTAAAGCAAAGCTACAAGCAGAGTTAGGTGTTACGAAAGAAAAGTCAGAAGAATTATTTAACAAGTATCACAACAAAGCACCATTTGTAAAACAACTAATGAACAAAGTAATGTCAGCTGCACAAGACAAAGGTCAAATAAAAACTTTACTTGGTAGACGTTGTAGATTTCCAAAGTACGAACCTGTATTAAGGGGCAGAGACTGGGGTACGTTTG